ACAAAAAATATCTCCGGAAAATTTTTGTAACAAATCTTATTTTGTTACTGCATTATATATGACTACAAACAAAAAACCAACAGGCGCCCATACAAGTTTTGGATAGCGAATGATCCATCCTGCAAGTATAACTTTCCAGAATGTCCAATATGGTCCACGACGATGATACCTGCGGGAATATTGTGAGTGCATTTTACTTCCGGAAATTTTTTTATAAGAGTGATATTTAGAGGTCGATTTGTCACCTCTGTAGGTTAGGGTAGTATGCCTTTTTTAATACGGGGGGCATTAATAACAACGCCGCCCGCCGCTATAACCCCCCGACCGCAAAACACTGCCAAACGACGATATTAACGCATAAACATACTGCCGTTAGCATATACTTATGAGTGTAACATAAGTGCCCTCCAGTGTCAACCAGAGGGCACACAGTAGGTATCAATCAGAACTCGATATCTGCCTCCTCACTGTCACTCACAGTATCAGCAACAAGTGTATCCAGGATCTGAAGAATTTCATTTCCGTTGTTACCTTGTGCCAGAAGAGAGATGAGAACTTGCTTGGACATTTTGTGTTTTGTGTGTTAGTAACTGTGTGAAGTGAGTGTCTTTATAGGGCGCATCTCATTCCCTTTGAGTGTTACTTACTGTGTGGTCAGTAAGTGTAGTTCAGACCCCAGGAGTAAGCATCATCATAGGTCTTGAATGTTTGCTTGGCAATGTAACTCCAAACCTTTTCAGATTGTTGTTGAAAGACCCATACATTCCACTTCCCAGACTTACTTTGTTCGACGTGAAATGGGAGGGTTTGATTGTTAGTCATGATGTGTGAAAGTGTGTTGAGAGAGTGTTAGTGAAGACTCAGAAATCGAACACGTCAGAGTTAAGTTGAACGACGTTAACTTTCGGATCGGCAAACTTCACGCCGTCCTTCGTTGCACGCACTCCATACTCATCATAGAGACGATTTACAAGGGTTTCATAATCACCACACTCAGCAGCAAGGTGATACAAACCCTCGTCATTGTTGATCCAGAGTGCAACGTTCCAGGTCTCATAATTCTCCCAACCGTTATACTCAGTAGAGAGCAGATTGCGTTGGTAAGATGCAGTCATTTGGTGAAAAAGTGTAGTGGGATTTGTGTGAGTGAAAGGGATCAAACTTGTGCGGGAGGCATTGCACCAGCGAGCATCAGATCCAGGTTGGTTGCATTATGACGCTCTTCGATTTCATCGCAGGAAGTATAATCGCCTTCGGTGCGAATGTCGTGCATAAACTCATACCAAGCATCGAACAGATCCCAACTTTGAGCAGCGAGAACTTGGAAGGCATTCTCGATAGCGAAGTTCAGAGCAGTTTGAGACATTTAGTGTCGTCTTGAGAGTGTCAGTGTGGGAGGTGTCTTTGTGTCCCCCCTACACTATAGGAACACTTTGGAGGTGAGCTATTTTAATCGTGGAAAACTACCAGCGATCAGGAGTGCTTAGGTCCTCAACATAGGCATCACACTTCTCAGCAGGTTCCAACTTAAAGAGTTTCTCCCAGTTCAATTGATGCGGATCAAAGTCACTCATCACGTCCAATTCTAGAGTGACTCTATAACGCTGCTTCTGTGCTTGATGATACGCAACTGACATAAGTACTGCTCCGAATGTGTATGTGAGTATCCTAAGATGCCTTGTCTGGATTGTCAAGGTGGTGGGAGTATTTATGAGTACCGCTGATATTTTGTGAGGGGTATGTGGGGATTTTATGATATTCCGGGTCTTGACATTTTGCGGGTGATCGTGTTATGATGCGCACGCTTAGATCACAAGACTTGGACACATTTATAAAGGTATAATCACAAGGTCTAGGCACATTTAATTGCTTATAAGTTACAAGACTTGGACACATTTAATTGATCATAAGTTACAAGACTTGGACACATTTATAAAGGTATAATCACAAGACTTGGACACATTTATAAGGGTATAATCACAAGACTTCAGCACATTTAATTGCTTATAAGTTACAAGGTCTAGGTACATTTAATTGCTTATAAGTATCACCTCTACAATACACTTATCAAGCACATTCAACTCAACAAATTAACACTCATTATCAATACATCTGCTTATTGATTATCAATTAGACCCCTTATTGATTGTCAATAAGTGATGCTTATTGCGAATGAATTAAACTCTTCATTTATATTAAATAATACATTTTTAATCGTTTTTAATCTTTTTTTGACCTTAATTTGACCAATAAGCAATAAAAAAAGAGGCATTTGATTGCCCCTTTAAGTATCATTGGAAAGAACTAATTTAGTTCAGTCTCATACCATCAAAGAAGAGAAGATTGCCCTCCTTTGTTGATACAAACCAGTCAAAGTTTTTCTGGTAAATGTACTCACTATTCCCGTGTTCTTTGAGAATAGCATTAAGACGAGACTTAGTGGTTTTTGATTGAACACCACCATCAAACAATTCCAACCAAGTATCAGCAATCATTGCAATCAGATTGCTATGCAGATAGACGAAACTTACACCTTCAATGTTGACAACTTGAGTATTATCTTTCTTCCAATCAACCTCACGATTGATTGCATCATTCATTTGTGATTCGATGAGGCGAGTCATTTGTTTGAGATAAAAAGATTCTGGACCTGTTGATTGAGGCGCGGTCCACTCCTCATACTATAGCAACACTTTGGAGGTGAGCTATTTTAATTCAAGACTTAATTACCCCAGAAGGCATCATACTCATCAGCAATCTGATCAATCAATTCATCAGTTGCATCCAGGTCAAAAGTATAACAAACCCAGTCAACAGTATCATTCAGATCTGTTTGATTGTTGCAGAGATAATCACGCAAACTTGGTGCAATTTGATCTTGAAAAGTTACAGTCATTTGCATCAACCTGAGATTTGAGTATAAAGTGCATTGAAAGCATTGTAGTCAGTATAATAATACTTCTGCTCTTCTTTGTCCCAAAGTTGATAAGCATCGCAACCCAGTTTGTAATCAGAGACAACATATTGGCGGAAGTTGGTATCAACAACAACAGTGCCGATTTGTGATTTGATCAGGTTGTAGTTCACGTTGGTTTGATGAGTGTTCATACTATAGGGACACTTTGGAGGTGAGCTATTTTAATTGGACCTTACATACGGTCCTTCGACTTCACAAAACTCCATCAAATAATAGTCAACAGATAGATTCAGTTGCTCAGCAGAATCACTCACAGAATCGTATTGTTCTTTCGTGAGTATAAAGAAATCAGTTTCAATCATTTTAGAACGTGAATATAGTCAAAGGATTTGATGCACCAACCAGTCGCACTAGTGATCTCTTCAACTAGATCTTCCTCATCACTTGCTTCCCAGATAGTGTGAGTGACTTCATCAATGATATCTTGTTGCTCACCAGTGTTCCAAACATATTCATCATCAGACTCAAAATCAAACTCAATGTCAACAATTTGGAAGTGCATAATCAATCAACGACAGAGTAACAAGCAACAGATGAAGGAATTCCGGAGAGTGCTAACGAACCATTGCGATCATCAGCATAATCTTGTGCAGCATCTTCGCTGTAGAAAGGTCCAATGTACTCAGGAGAATCGAGTGCATTAGAGTCGAAACGGACGGTGAAAGTGGTGTTCATACTATAGGAACACTTTGGAGGTGAGCTATTTTAATTCACCGAAATGTTGGATTGACAGCAACAACTTTTGCTGTAGGATTGCGAGCAATCGCAGTTTCACGCGCACCTTTAGAGTCGTGAGCATAAACTTCTTCGATGAAGATTTTGCCACCCAGATACAACTTAACTTCGTATTTCATACTGTTGGAGTAACGTCAATTTCTTTAATGTTCAACCCACAGAGTTGATTGTAGACCCGATTGAGAATAATCTTAGCAGCAGACTTTGCCTTGGATTTCTCATACCAGATGGTACAAAGTCCATCAAAAGTTTCAACGTAAATGCGGTAGTTTTTCATTAGTCGTTGTCAGTTGGAATATGATTGTAGTTTGGTCACATATAGTTCACGGGCACATTTGTGTTCCTCATCAGTATAGTTCCCGTTGTCTATTGTCCAGATCAGTGCCTCCAAAAGAACATCAATCTGCTCATCAGTGAAGTGATACTCTTTACGGGTGTTAGACATAATCAATTAGAGTTGGTGAGTTGAGTGTAAGAAATCAGTACAGCAGAGAAAATGAACCACAGAAGCGACGAACCCATTGCAAAGTATCATAATGGGAACGCGGTTTGCTCATCACCATACTGGTATTCCTCTCAGGATTGAGAGCAATCGCAACATACTGGTGACCACATTCTTGCCATTCAGGTGTAACTTGCTGAATGAACATTTGGCAGACAGTGCCTTCTTTCCAATTTGTGGTGTAGTGAAAGATTTCAGTCATTTGATCAGTGCTCATACTATAGGGACACTTTGAAGGTGAGCTATTTTAATTGTCCCAAACATTTCACAGACGATGACGCTGTATAGTGCGGCAGATAGTATCACGAATGTCCACACCTGTGGTCTCTAGAATATACTCTTCATAGAGAGTTTCTTCTTGCTCTCGTGCTTCAATTTCGTGCGGTTGATCCCAATACTCATACTTTTCAACGGGTTCTTTACAATAACACATTTTTCCGCGACGGAGTTGCAGTGAACCTACAACCCATTGGCGAAGATGCACCAATTCGTGCAAAAGAGTTTTTGTATATAACTCTTTGTCCATATGAGTATTCAATTCGATTAGAAAGTGTCGAGGACGATGTGCTTCATCTACAAAGTCACAGTAACCATAAACACCTTCTCTTCGCAATCCCCGATGTAAGATTTCCACGTCAATCTTGTGACGTGGAAGAAACTTATTCAGAAACCAGGAAGTAACATTCTCACAGAGGAGTTTGCTATAACCGTATCCAGAAGTTTGAATGTAAGACATTGACCCCAATGAAGAAACCAGATGAAGGATGAAACAAAGATGAGTTTGTGTGTTGCTGTCATCGTGCAATCACATCCAGAGACTCTAACAGCATCATCGCAAGTTCTACCTGATTGTCTTCATCAACTACAGGAATGTTAGCATCAACGAACTCACTTGCAAGTTGACTAAAGAGTTCAATCGTTCGCTCATCTGAGAATACAGCAGTGGCAAAATCACTCTTAAAACCATTACAAAGAAAACGCAGAGAACGTGTTACTGTCAGGTCTTTAATTTCTTGTTGATAGTCAGGCATTTGTGTAATCAGCGAAGATAAAGATAGGAACCATGCCATGTTGCACTCTCAAGACACTTCTCACGAGAAGGAATAGAGAGAAGATTGTAACGCTCACCCTTTGCAGGTGCCTTTACACTTGCAGGTTTGAATACTGAACCAGTTTTCTTATCAATGAAAGCATGGATGCTATCACGACGGTCTCCAATGTGCATCCAGATTTTGTGATACTTACGACCAGAACTTTCCAGTTCATAGAAGTAACCATCTGGTGCATCTTGCTGGAGAGCATCACACAGCATCAAACCATACTTAACGATGTTAAGATAGATGGTGTTCTTTGCATCTTGCTGTGCAGCATAATCAGCGAAAGTGGTAGTCATTTGTGCAGTGCTCATACTATAGGGACACTTTAGAGGTGAGCTATTTTAATTCACCACGATTTGACCATATTGAAGTTAGAACGGGAGAAAACTTCACGATTGACCAACTTGAACATCCCAAACTCATTGGTGAGGACATAACCCTCTGCATCAATCCTGTTGTATCCAATGTAAGCGGCGGGACCATCATTGCGGCAGAGGAACAAACAATCATCTTTAATACTTTTCACCAAACACCACAAACGAATGAGGTTAGGATCACAATCAAAGTCATTTACGCTTTCGGTGGTGATCTGTTCACCCTCACGAATGTAAGCATTAAGTTGTTTCTTGATCTTCTCTGCTTCCTTGTTAGAAACAAAGTTCACCAGAGTTGACATTTGACGGGCAAATGCACAGACTTCAGCAACATCAGCGAAGGACTCTTGCCCGTGCTGAATGTATGCTTGGGGTTTGATAAACTTGACGTAGGGAGTATCGGTGATGATAAAGTTCATCGGGTACGCTACAGCATCTCGCAGATCTTTCTCTGCAATGTAGACAGTATGAGGAGCAACAATGATCTCCTCATACACTACTTCGGGAAACTTGTAGGTGATAGTATTCGGTTTGTATTCATCATCACCGCCGAACCCGATAAAGTCGCCTTGAATAATACCAGCAGTGCGAGGCAAATAATCAAAGCAAGCGTGAAGGATTCGTGCAACATTTCCTTCGTGATTTGCATCAATGTCTTGATGCGATTCATTGATCTTGATCTTCACTTTGTTGAACACACTTTTGGTGCCCACAAAGAAGTTACCAGTAGCAGGATTCGTGCCCCAAACAATAGCAGGAGAACCATCAATCTTGACACTTAAGGTGCCAGGATTCACGAACCAATCCAGAACCGACAGATCGCCAGTCAGGATAGAATCTTCAGGATGTTGCAGATGAGTGTTCTTCATACTATAGGGACACTTTAGAGGTGAGCTATTTTAATTAGGCAGCACGACGCTTACGGGAACGTGTGCGAGTTTGAATAACTTTGACCTCTTCTTTCACAGGAACTTGAATAACATCTTGATTTGTGTATTCATAGGCAGCAGATGTTACTTTGTTCAGGAAAAAAAGCGATTGGTTGATAAACTTGCGAACTTTGTTAGGACCATCGTTCTCATTAAAAGCGCGAATCAGGAACTGACTCACACCAACAATAAATCCTGCGATGGTAGCAACATTGTAGACAAGAGTATCAACAAACTTCCAATAAAAAGACATAGTTTGAGTTAGAAACTGCTGGGAGGAGCAGTGTCCTCCCACCATAGAAACACTTTGGAGGTGAGCTATTTTAATCCAATGGAAGTTTTGCTACTGATTTACCTTTTTTGTGAGCAGTGATATATTTGCGAGCAGAACTTTCAGTTCTACAAACCTTTTCAAGTTGTTGCCCATTGTGAATGATGATGTATCCTTTGTTTGCATAAGGTACAGCAGCATATGTATCCTTGAACATTGTAAATCCTTCTTTCATTATACAACAACCAAACCATTTTCTAATTCTTTTTCCTTAACTCCAATCTTTTGGGAGATAGCTCCAAGAACATTCCAAGGATGAACACCAATCATACTCATACGTTTGACTGCATATTGCATAACCAACTCATCCATTTCCTTGAGTTCATCAATAGTTTCCTTTTGACGTTTATCGAGTTCTTCATGAGAACAAGCATCACTATCAAACAGTGCAAGATCCATAGTTACACCATTTTTAACAAAGTTCTTCATGATTTGAGGATAAAGACGTGCAACGCGAGTAGAATCTTTAGTGTTGAGAAGATCTGCACCAATACCATTATCGTTTAGAAATTGTTGCGCTTCATCACGATTGTAAGATTCAATCACACCTTTTCTGGTGAAATCCTTACAGATTTTATTAGCAACACCATCAATCTTTTGACCGCTCCAATTAAGATCAAGAGTACGAATCCACTTTGAAATAGATTGCTTGCTCTGATCTTCACGATTCTGGAATCTCTTACGACCCAGTTCTTCTACCTCTTTATCATTGATTACTTTTTGCCCATCACCTGCATTTGCAGCAGCACGAAAGTCATCCAAACATTCTTCAAAGGATTCTTGAAACTCACTGCGAGTAGATTCATCTTCAACATACTCTGCAAAGATCCACTCCTTGTATCCAATAGCAAGCAGATTCTTGACTCGGTTAAATCCATTCATCAAGTTATCATTAGGATAAATTGATGGAGTAAGTCTGCTTACATTGATACCCTTACGGAGAGAACTTTCTAGGGTTTCATTGTCACCAGTACCAGAGATCCTAACACTATTGTCAGTGTTTCCTTCAGAATCTTTAGTGTTAATCTGTGATAGCAAACGCCATTGGTATCCATTAAACTTCCACCCAGGAACTTTCAATGGTTCGGGAAGTTTGGATTCAATCTCAGCGCGAAGTTTAGGCGAAACGCCTTTCAGGTCAATAGGAATAATAGTCATTGTTGTTTGTGCTAAAAGCAACTACAAGGGTTAGTTTAACAACTTTGGGTGGGGATGTCAAGCCCCTGCGTTACACTTTCAAAAAAATCGTTGATCTGCTTGCAGCGGATGACCTATGACACCCTTCAGATAGAATTGCAGAAAAATCGGGGTTTGCACCCTGATGGGGACTGGGTTCTCAGTGGGTCTCACCTGCGAACCACCGATACAGCAGGTTCGCCCTTCTCAAAGATAGTATCAACAACTGCCTGCACAGAGCGAGCAGTGGAGATGCCAACTTTATCATAGACGGGAACACAAACCAGACCAAACTTCTTGGATTCATCACCCAGACGAATGACCCGACCGATAGTCTGTGAGATGCCAATGTAGTCCATATTCCGCATAAACAACACCGCCTCCAATCCTGACACATTGATGCCCTCAGATAGGATGCTATGGTGAATCACAACAAACCGCTTGCTGCTATCCTTACCCCACGCATTGAGAGTATCAAAGAACTTCTCACGATCCACCTTGTTGCCATCAATAATCGCACCAGTCTTGGATGTAATCATCATCCAAGAATAACCACGAGTTTGCAACTG